AGGTATATGTTGTATATACATTTAGGGTGGTTTATGCAACCACTTACCAATCAATAACTTACCTCACTTTCTACCAACCTCATTCCTCTTCTTCTTCATACATCCTCAATGCCTCTAGGACCTGTTTAAACAGCCCTTCCTTCGACGATAAACATTGTTTGATACCAACCCCTAGGTACACCATCATCGTGGCTCTAAGACACCACATCTAATCTCACAGTTCTTTCCTCTCACATTCCCACTTCTTTCCATCCTTTCCTACACAACCATTCGTCCTTTTCAAGCTAATAAGGTTCCGATAATACGCCCCCCCCGCCTCTTGTTCAGGTTGCCACCGTTCTCTCCGCTTCGCTCCGTTCACTTTGCAGAAACCACGCCAGTCGTCGCTTCGCTCCTTTATGGCATGGCTACGGGCTACGCCTTTCTGCATTGGCAATCGCCTTCGGCGACTACGCCCCTTCGGGGCTTGCCTTCACGTCCGGCTCCTGTGAGGGGGGCGAATTACCTCCCTCCTCATTAACCAACCAAGGAGCTTCAAATGGCACAGCAAAACGACTTCGACTTCAACGCTTTCAACAAACTGTCGGAAGGCAAACCTGCAGGATTGCAGATCTTCCTCGCACAGCAACTGATTGCTAATGCTCTCTGGAGCATGGAAAAATACGACAATCCTCGTTCACAATCGGTTCGGGACATCTTCACTGATATCAAGATTCTTCGCTCTCTCCTCAAGGATGATGCAGCGGCACGCAAGATTTCTTGATAGTGCGTTGATAAAAGGTAGTAGTTAACAGCTACTACCTTTTTTTATGTTCATACTCTTTCTTGGAGATACATTCATGTACCACGCACTTCTTCTCAACAACAATGCTGTCATTCGCAAAGCGACTGATGGCATTACTGACTTCGAGTTTGATCTCGGGGTAAGACATAGCTCGTTGATTGAAACCTCTATGGATAGAGTAGTAGAGATGCTACTCGATCAGGACATAGACATTCTTAGCAAGGAAGAGTGGAACATCTTTATTGGTTTAGAAGAGTTTGTTCCTAGTAACAACTTCTCTACTCCAATCGTAGACAAATGGGATAGCAGACGTACTATTTATTAATAGGAGAATATTGTGATATTAAAACTTTCATCGTTTATAGCATTTACTTGTTTTGTAGGCATGGGTTTGTCTGTAATTATGTTTCAACATGATTACTTACAAAGTGAGTTTCTAATTGATGTCTTTGCGTTCCTGGCATTAGTTTCAGGGACTGTTGGTATTGCTTCTAATTTGATTGAATAGGTAGGAACGGTAGGAACACATGAACGAAAACTATCTTCCCATCTGCATGTCTTGTTACGCAGTAAGAGTAGAGCCACACAGGTCAAAGGCGTTTAGACCTACCTGTATGGCCTGTGGTGAAGTCCTGGCACGTAAGGTGCAACACACCATAGCACCCATCAATAAAAGCAGTTACATGCTCATCAGCAATGTAGAAGAGTTAAAGCAACTCAATCCTAAAAGGACAACTGTATGAAAGCATTTTTAATTGTTGAGGGTGGCGACCCCAAAACCGCTAAGTGGTTTTACGCTGATGCCTCTTGGAAGGCGCTTGATGCTGCCAAGGCCGCTGGTTACAGCGAGACTATTGGCTTTGCTGTGGTTAAGACCATGAACCCCGAACAAGTTTCTTTTAACGCCGAATAAACACAACGGGGCTTCGGCCCCAGAAAGACTATCATGTTCCGCATATTTTTACACCAGTTCAATCGTTGGATTGAAAACGTACCAGTTGAAGAAGCCTTGGTTTACAAAGAAGAAGGCTATCTTGTTGAGCGCATGGAGTAATAAAATGAAAACACCTATGTCTAACAAATCACCAGAGATGGTGGACGCACTAGAGCATATGTTCCCAGGAACAAAAGCATGGCTCAATGCTGGCTTGTGTGTTAACTGCAAAAAGAAAGTTAACAACTTAGGCTTTCGTAATCATCTTTCAGAAAAAGAATATGGTATCAGTGGTATCTGCCAACCTTGTCAAGATGAGATCTTTGGTGGAGACTAATAGCGCCCCTCCCAGCAACCCGAGATGCCAACCGCCAAGCGGTTTGGCATACGGGCCGCTAGGGTCGGTGCTTGCTTACAAAGGGGCTAACCTCCCGGCCCCTTTAAGGGGGGGCCGTGAGGCTTCGCCCTTAGTTTATTTAACTTAATATAGGAGTTATTATTGTGAAAACATCGGACATCTGTAATCAATTAGATCTTGTTGATGAGATGAATTGGGAAGATTCTCCAAAAGTAGAAAAAATTACTTTGGAAGAAGCAGGATTAGAAGAAACAAACGAGACAGACAATAGTTTTATGCATGGAATATATACGTACCTTAATTGGTTTTATGATGGTGAAATGAGTGAGTTTGACAAATGAAAGATATTATGAGAGCAGAAACTATGGAAAAAACAGAACAAACAGTTTATGTGCTAAATGGCATAACATTGTTACCACACTACACCTTGCCGTGCTATGTTACACCGGGGTTTAGCAACGACAATCCTATGAAACTGTGGACAGAAAACGAGTTAGTAGAGTTGGGAGCTAAGAAAAGCAGTATGTTCCTGTGGCCTAGACACACACTTGCTTGGCAATAAAAGACTTATATATCTCATTGTTTAAATACAGTGAGATATGTAGGGTAATCGTGCCCGTTTTGGAGAAAACATGGATACACCATCGACGTTGTACACAGCAGCAACTGAAAGCTTAGTTTCAGATGCATCAGCTACCAGTACTTATGAAAAAATGATTAACGTAGCATACACACATGCTACTTTAGAAACATTTGCTAAAGAACTACGGGAGACTGAGAAGCTGATCAAGAAAGACTTTGAAATTACATCTATGCCCGGTCCTTGGAGATCAGGTAAGAGTGTAGTACTTGGAGCTTTGAAGCTGGGTATCACACTAATTGATGACAATGGAAAGTTTCATGGTAAAACATTTCTTCAAAATAAAATTAAAGATTTGAAAACAGACACCAAAGAAACAGTGACTGAAGTTGAATATGTAGCCCGTATTTGTAGGCTATTAAGCAATGTTCCAGAACACTTAGATAAAGGTGTTATCCATAAAGAAGTTCATAACTTTTTAATGAGTGTTTAATGCTTACTCAAGCTATTGAGGTAATGAAATACATACGAGCAAGTGCTGGTAGATCTGGCCTTGCTGTAGTATTTGAAGAAGAAAATAGACCTAGGCATGATGGTAAAACAATCTATCTGCCTAAAATTACTTACAAAACTACTGAAGACCAACTAAAAGAACTTATGGCATCTGTAGACCATGAAGTTGCTCATGATAGATTTAGTTGTTTTGAAGTATTAAAAGAAAAGAAAGTTCTTGCTAATAACATCTTAGCTTTTGTCTGGAATTTTCTAGAAGATTCTAGAGTTAATGCTATTGAAGCAAGAGAGTATATAGGTTTTAAAAACAACTACGATGAAACTACCTCAAAAATAATACCTGTTATTCTAAACAAAGCCAAGAAAGAAAATAGTCCTGTTTCAAAAGTAACTGTAGCATTACTATGCTGGGAAACTAAACTGTCAAGCTCTTTCTTTCCTAGTATAGAACTGAGTACTAACACAACAATACCAGACAAAAACATAACAAATGTTCTTAATAACTACAGTGATCGTCTTATTGCTTGTCATAAAATACTTGAGAAAAGACTAGGTACTGAAACAACATATCAATTAGCTTTTGATATTCTTACAGAAATAGGAAAAAAATGTACGTTTAAAGAAAAACCTGTAAAAGTGGAGGCTACAGATGATACTAAAAATAAACCAATGCTCAGTGAAGTGGAAGGTAAGTCGTCTAGCGTGGACTATGAAGATGACAAAGATGAAGAAATACCAAAAGAAAGTACAAAAGATGGTATTAAAACTGGTGATTTAGACAGTTCCAAGAAAAAAGAACGGTTAAAAGAAGAAGAGTATCAAATCTTAGAGATTGTTCTTACCAAAGAAGACCTCGATAATTTTTCTTTGACTATGCCTGAAGAAGGCGATGAGATGGGCAAGGTTGGTATTAATTTTAACCCTGTTGATCTTTCTAGTGTAGTAAATTGGGATGTTACAGACTACAACAAATTTATTGTTATTGATTATCCAAATAAACTTGGTCCAGATGTTTATTTTAATACTATTAACAATGATAAATTTCTCAAAGGGTATAAATTTGAAGTGGAGTCTAAGTTAGTTACCCAAGAAAATTTTGCACAACAAGTTAGAAAGCTAATTCAAATTAGAGCTAAAGTACAAACTCAATATGGAACAAAGAAAGGAAAACTAGACCAATCAAAACTGTCTAGAATTTGTTTTAATGCTCCAGGTTTTAGTGACAAAATCTTTAAAACAAAAATTGAGAATAAGACACTTGATGTTGCAATTACTGTGTTGATTGATATGTCAGGTTCAATGGGAGGACTCAAAGCCTACAACGCATTAGCTTCAGCATTACTTCTCAATGAGGTTTGTTCCACTCTAACTGTACCAATAGAGATACTAGGTTTTACAGATGGTAGAGATCCAAAATCAGATGTATCACCAATGATGTTTATCTATAAAAGCTTTTCAAATCTTAAAGTAAGTACCGAAGACTTGACAAAGTATTTTGCTACAAGTAGTAATTTTATGTCAGGTAATCCAGATGGTGAAAACATTTTGTGGGCATATGATAGGTTATTAAAAAGAAAGGAAAAGAAAAGAATACTAATAGTTATGTCTGATGGCAGCCCTGCAGCTTCTAAAAGTTCTTTTGGCTTAGAAAGATTTACTTTAAAAGTTATTAAAGAAATAGAAGCAGCAAAGAAAGTAAGTATCTATGGTTTGGGTTTGTGTAGTAAATCTGTTTGTGATTATTACAAAGCAAACAGTGTTATTAATGACCCAAATGAAATTCCAAGCAAGTTGATCTCTCTCATAGAAAGTAAGGTTTTAAATGTCTAGTGAAAAAGTTGAAGACCTAGTTAAAAAGGCTTTGAAAGAAGCAATGGACAAGCGCAAAGTAGCTGCTCTTGGTGTTGTTCCTGCTACAGAAACTATGGAAACTATTTTAGAAGCAATGTGCCCTAAAGTATCTTTAGATTTTAGTAAGAGCATTTTAGGAGTAGGTCAAGTACGTTTGTCAGATGTTATTAATGACAAATCTCTTATTGAAGATGAAGACTTTGGTGTTACTGTTTTCAATGACTATGAATGGGATAAAACAATTAGTGCTTTTATTCCAACAGTTGACAACAACTATGTTCTTGACAGAGAACATGCAAGCAACATTCTCAGAGCTTGGGAACTTAATGAAAAAGTCTTGTGTTTTGGACCTACTGGGTCTGGTAAATCTAGTCTTATAGAGCAGCTTTGTGCCCGTACCAAGCGTCCATTTATCCGTATAAACTGTACTGGAGACATGGATTCTTCTATGATCTTTGGACAGCTAACAGCTAAAGATGGGACAACAGTGTGGGTAGATGGTTCTGTAACAGAAGCTGTTAAGCATGGGGCTGTCTTTGCTTGGGATGAATGGGACGTTACTCCTCCTGAGATTGCAATGGGTCTGCAATGGCTCTTAGAGGACGATGGCAAGCTTTTCTTGAAGGAGATGCCGGGTAGTACCACTGACAAGCAAATCGTGCCTCACGAGCATTTTAGGCTTGTTGCTATTGGTAACACACAAGGGCAAGGTGATGACACAGGAGCACATGCAGGGACAAATGTTCAGAACAGTGCTACCTTGGATAGGTTTGGAACAGCAATCTACATTGGATATCTTCCTCCAAACATCGAAGAAAAGATGCTGTTAAACAAGTGGGGAGAGATCATCACTGAAAAAACAACCAAAGAACTTGTTAAACTTGCCAACCTTATTAGGCAGGGGTACGTTGCAGGACAGTTTAACTTGACAATTTCTCCCAGGTCTTTGTTTAACATCTGTAAAAAACTATCCTTTGGCTGTTCTTTACGCAAAGCATTTACTGTTGTTTACTTAAACAAACTCAACGACACACAAAGAAAAGTGGCTGACGAGCTATTTATAAAAATCTACGGCAAAGATATAAGTTAAAACTACAAAACCACATAGCCTTCCATAGTAATGGAGGGCTATTTATTTTGAGCTTTGAGAAAGAAACTAGTGATAGACCATAAAATCATACTAGAAAACGCTCCTAATAACATAGGACAACAGTTGCATGTCAACCATACCAACTGTTCTTTTGGTCAAGATACTAAACGTAGGCTGTATATTAAGCGTACTCAAACTGGTTTGGTTGCTTATTGTCACCATTGTGGTGAGTCTGGGTATGCTACAGACTTAGAGAACAGGCTGTCTGGTTGGCTTTTTAAGACAAATGCTAAGACAAAAGTTAATGCTAAACCAAATGTTACTGAGCTATCTATTGAAGGCAAAATCTGGTTGTGTAAGTACTACTGTGATCCAGCACATAAAAACTTTGATGGTATCGTAGGAGAACAAAATAAAGTTGCTCTTAGTTTGTATGACTGTGAAAACAATCTTACTGGTTTACAAATAAGAAACCTAACTAAAGGAGCAGTACCCAAATACCTAACTTACTACTATAGCAACTCAAACACAGGAGATGCAGCTTGGTTTTATAACCAAAACAAAACCTTGGTTATAACAGAAGATTACTTGAGTGCTTATAGAATTAACAAAGATACCAAGTTTAGTTCTGTTGCATTACTCAGAACAACTCTTTCAGATAAAACACTGCGAGAGATTTATGATCTTAACTTTACACATGTATTTATCTGGCTTGATCCTGATGAAGCAGGAAACATAGGAGCAGAAAAAACTTACAAAAAACTAACTTATTTTCTTTCTAAAAATGTTTGTATTGCTATTCTTAATTTCAACAAAGAACCTAAAGAATGTTCTCCAAAAGAATTACTTAAACTGCTTGAAGAATAAGCAGTTGCTAAACAAAGGAACATAGTGGACTATGACTGCATTTATCTTTGCTCCCAGAGTAAAGAAAACCTTCAAAAATATAGACGCTACATAAAACCCCATGTAGTTGTCAAAGAAACTAATATTATTCTTGATGGTATGGAAAAATACTACAAGACATTTCCTTCAATTACAAGTTTTAACTGGGAATCTTTTTCTGCATTTTTAATAGCAGATCAAAGCAAAAGATTGACAGATGATGCGCTTGTTAAGTTGAGAATGACCATAACAAAAGCAAAGGATTTTGTACCACACCATGCACATGAAGAAGTAATTAAAACTCTTATTGAGCTAGATTACCTTGCTCTAATCATGGAAGAATGTGAAAAGGTTAGGGATGGTTCAAGTGACTTGGAACACGTACATATTTTAGCAACTGATGCTCTCAAAAGAGTCGAGCGTTATATTGAAAAAGATGAGCTATTTGTCAGTGCTGATCTTTCTAGTATTGCAGATAGGATAAGCAGTAGTGGCTATGAATGGCGCTTGGATGTGCTTAACAGGTCTTTGGGACCACTTAGGTTGGGTAACTTTATCATTGTGGCTGCTAGGGTAGAAGTTGGAAAGACTACGTTTCTTGCCAGCGAGGTTAGCTACATTGCCCAGCAACTACCCAAAGATCGCCCTGTAGTCTGGGTAAACAACGAAGAAGAGTCTTCTGTAGTGTTCTTTCGTATTGTTCAAGCTGCTTTAGGACAAGAGTCTAAGACAATTATTGCTGACTCAAAAAAAGCGATGACATCATATGAAGCCCTAATGGGGGGAAATAAGAACATGATACGTGTAACTAAAGACACTAACCATGTAAGAGACTTAGAAACTTTATTTAGAGAAGTAAATCCTGGGCTGATTGTGTTTGATCAACTTGATAAAGTTGGTGGATTTAAAGAAGCTGAGAGAGAAGACATTACCCTAGGAAAAATTTACAAGTGGGCTAGAGAACTTGCTAGAACCTATGGCCCGGTAATTGCAGCATCACAACTGTCTGCATCAGCAGTAGAAATGAAAGATCCACCGTTTATAGGAATGGATGCTCTTAGAGGATCTAAGACAGACAAGCCAGGAGAAGCAGATGCAGTTGTAACCATAGGCAAATTTAAAGAACCCAAGAGTCCAGAAGAAGAAATGCTCAGAACAATCAATGTTCCTAAGAACAAACTTCCTGGTGGTGGATTAAAGCAAGTTGAGTCAGAACGTCATGGGCAGTACATAGTAAACATAGACCCTATTAGAGCAAGATTTGAGTAACTTATGAGTACCACACTTAAATTTATAGCCATTGATGTTGAGACAACACTTAATGGTAATGAAGAAATAGGACTAGCACATCCTATGCATCCAGACAACAAGATTGTATTGTTTGGTCATGCTATTCAAGCTGAACATCCACTACTCCCTGAACCGCCAACTGTTTTTGAAAACTTTTATGATTTTGAACACAGTTTAAAACTAAGAAACGTCCATTATTATGAAGCTGCTACTTTATGTGGACACAACATATCTTTTGATTTAATGTATTTGTACAAGGAGAGTGCAGACTTTAAAACATACTTACAAAAAATGAGTATCTGGGATACTCAATTAGCTGAGTATATCCTCAGTGGTCAACGTATTAAATTTTCTAGTTTAGATGAGCTGTCTATTAAATATGATTTACCTGTAAAAGATGACAAAATTAAAAAGTATTTCCAAGCTGGATTGGGTTCTGAAAAAATTCCCAAAGAAGAACTTTTACCATATTTAAAACAAGATTTAAACAACACATTAAAAATAGCACGTTTACAGTATGACCTTGCTGTAGAACAAGGCCAGTTAAACTTAATTCAATCTCAGATGAAAGCATTACATGCAACAACTGAGATGATGTTTAATGGTTTACACATTGATACAACTAAGTTTGCTGATTACACTGTAGAAGTAGCCAATAAATTTGTTGAGTGCAAATTAGACTTAGAAGAAATGTGTGCTCTTTTAAAAGGTGTTGAAGATATTAACAGCCCTAAACAATGGAGTCAGTTTTTCTTTGGTGGTACTAAAAAAATAAAAGTAAAAGAAGAAGTGGGTACATATAAAAATGGAAATACTAAATACAAACAAGTAGATAAAGAACTTGTAATTAAACCTCATATTAAATATACTCCTGATCCAGATAAAGTATCTGAAAAAACAGGGCAAGTATCTGTTGATGATTCTGTTCTTACTAATATGTTAGACCATACTCATGATTCTAAGACTGTAAAACTTATTAAAAAGCTATTAGAGTATAGAGAACTATCTAAACAACTATCTACTTATGTAAAAGGATTGGGCAATCACACTATTGGAAACTTTATTCACGGCAAACTAAACCACACAGCAACAGTAACAGGAAGACTATCATCTACAAATCCTAACCTACAAAACATAAGCAACAATCCCATTAAACAAATCTTTACTTCAAGATATGAAGGTGGTTTACTTGTTGAGGTTGACTTTAATCAGTTAGAAGTAGTTGCTCTAGCTCATGTTACTAAGGACATGCGACTAATAGCAGACATAACAAGTGGTATAGATATTCATAGTGCTTTATACAACGCAATGTTTGGAAGGATGCCTACAAAAGAAGAGAGGAAACCATTTAAAGGTAGAACATTTCAACTCATTTATGGTGCAGGTGCTAAAGCTATTAGTAAACAAGCAGGTTGTAGTTTAGAAGAAGCTAAAAAGTTTATTGATGTTTTTTATACTAGGTATCCTTCAGTAGCAACTTGGCACAATAACTTTCTAAAAGATGTAGAAGCTTGTTCTACTTACTTAACAAACAAAGAGGGTTTGATTGATAAATATAGGACTTGTGTTTGGAAAACAGAAACAGGAAGAAGGTTTGTATTTACAGAATACTACAATGATGCTTCTTGGTCTTCAAGAACATACAACTTTAGTCCTACAGAATTGAAGAACTATCCTATTCAAGGATTAGCTACAGGAGATATTGTCCCAATGATGTTGGGAGTTATCTTTGACAAATTCAAAAACAGAGAAGATGTAAAGATGGTTAATACCATCCATGACTCTCTTGTGTTTGATGTAAAAAGAGGATCAATTGTTCAATTTATTTTGGAGGTAACAGACACTTTAAAAGACACAGACAAATACTTTTACAAGGTTTTTAATACGCCGTTGGCTCTAAAGCTCAATGCAGGAGCATCGTTCGGTACAAATTGGTTTAACATGGAAGAAATGTAATATGGCAATGATGAATGGTATTGTAGAAGAGACTGCTATAAAAGAAGTATCTACTAAGTTTGGTGTAAAACCCACCTATTCTTTTAAAGTAGGAGGAGCTTGGATTAAGTGTGGGTTTAAAAATCCCAACATTGCGGTAGGTTATACAGTTGATTTTGATGCTAGTACTGGAACCTATGGACTAGAAACTAAAGCAGTGAACATTATTAGTAAAGCAACTTCTGCTCCTAGTGGTGTTCCTACTGTTGCTACTCCAACTGTATCGCCTACTAGGTCTTATAGTAGTGGTAGCTCTTATAAAGAAAAAGTGTTTCCTATTCCTGCCTTGCATGGAGATCGTGCCATTGTTAGACAAAATGCTTTGGCTAGAGCTACAGACTTGTATGTTGCTGCTCGTGGTGGAAAACCTTTTGACTTAGAAATATCTACCCTTGACCTAGTAATTTCTTTTGCTCGTAAGTTTGAAGCTTATACAGCAGGAGACATTGATCTTGCAGAAGCAATAAAAGAAGACAATGAAGAAGCAAAAGACCCAAGTTGATGAGGTTAAAAGTTGGCTTCGTAAACAAAACACAAGGCAATTAAAAACTTTTTGTTTGTTTATTGAGGCCGTACTTAAAGAACGACATCAAAAAGATGAAGACAAAGCACTCAAAGAGTGGAAACAGTTAGAGTTACAATTTTAAAGAAAGAAACATTATGACAACAGAAATTAAACGTGGTCCTGGTCGTCCTAAAAAGGTTGTTAAAGCAATACAGCAACCAATGAACACCTACGTAGGAGACTTGATTGCTAAACTAGAAACTACAACAACAATAGAACAACCAATGAGTCTTTTAACAGTAAACTTGTTAGAGCTTGCTAGTTTTTATGACTACTGGAAAACTCAAATGCCTACAGCAACTACCCTCCAATTGCTTGCTTTGTTTTATAGGGTTAAAGTGTGAAGGCACTTATAGATGGTGATATCGTAGTCTATAGGGCTGCTGCTTCAGCAGAAAAAGAGGAGCAATGGGTAGCCCTAGCAAGGGCTGACCAGATGATCCAAGACATTCTTGCTGACACAGCATCCGATTGCTATAGCGTTTATCTTACAGGAGGTAGCAACTTTAGAAGGGAGCTATCAAGCGAATACAAAGCCAATAGACCAGACACTAGACCACAGCATTGGAAAGCAGTACGGGAGTTCCTAGTAACACAACACAGAGCTTTTATTTGTGAGGGGTTTGAGGCTGATGATCAGTTGGGTATAGACCAAGACAAAGAAAATGGTAACACTACTATCTGCAGCATAGACAAGGACTTGCTACAAATACCAGGAAAACACTATAACTTTGTTAAAAAAATAGCACAAGAAGTAACTCATGATCAAGGACTCAAAACTCTGTATATACAAAGCTTGGTTGGAGATAGAAGCGACAACATCTTTGGAGTTTCAGGTATTGGACCAGTTAAAGCAGAGAAAGCCCTTTCAGAACTGTTTCCAGATGAATACTACGAAGCTTGTAGAGCACTCTATAACGATGACAGCAGATACCACCTTAACATGAAACTACTTTATATCTGGCAAAAACCCAACGATAGTTGGGAACCGCCACAACCAACAACAACCTCGCGGAGCGAGGCAACAACAACACTCGTACTTCCCCCGAAAGGGGGAATTACGGAACAATAACAATGGCAAAACCAAGCAGACACAACAGCAACATTTATAAAAGCGGCTTAGAAGAAAAGTTTCAAACTGCTTGCGAAGCAAAAGGTTGGAAACTTTTATATGAAAAAGATAGGATTAAGTATGTTGTGCCTGAAAGCAACCATACTTATACACCTGACTTTACTGTTACTAAGAACGTCTACATAGAAACCAAGGGTTTATGGGCAGCAGTAGACAGAAAAAAAGCTTTGTTTATTAAAGAACAACATCCAGAAATACAAATTTTGTATGTACTCTATAGGGATCAAAAACTTTCTAAAAAAAGTAGTACTACTTACTTGGAATGGGCAAAGAAAAAAGAGTTAGAAGCCTGTGTTTTTGCAGACACAAATACTTGGACAGAATACATTAAGAAACACATATGAGTATTGAACCAAAACAAACTTTTAAAATTACCATTACTTGTCACCAACAAGATAATTTTTTAACTTCCCAACGTAAGATAGCAGGATTAGTTTTTAGTAATACTTGGTGGAACGCACTTAAGTATTACCTAAGTACCCACCTAGCTTCAGAGGGTTTGCTTATTACAAAATTGGATGTAGTAGAAATAGAACCAACAAATCTTGGAGAAAACAAATGACCTTTGTTGATCTAGAGTTACATGTTATTCAATGGGCTGAAGCTAGAAAAATAATTCCCAACTCTACCCCAGAAGCTCAATACATGAAAGCAATTTCAGAGATGGGTGAACTGGCAGATGCTTTACTCAAAAAAAACCCCAATGACATCAAAGATGCTATTGGGGATACGGTAGTCTGTTTGATCAATATGTGTGCCCTGTTAGACATCAATCTCACTGACTGCCTTGAAGTGGCATACCTGCAAATCAAAAATCGCAAGGGTAGTTTACTACCAAATGGAGTGTTTGTAAAGCAATGAAAAACTTATTGCTCGTGTTACTAATAGCAGGAATCTTGTCTACTAGCTACATGTTAGATTGGCCCTCTGAAATAGAAGCAGCACAAGATGCTGCTGCTACCTATCGTGCAAACAAAGCAGAGCAAATAGATCGAGAGACACTTGAGAAAGCAATACAAACACTGTGTGGTGAGAACGCTGGATGGAAGTTACTGGCAGATGGGTCAGTGCAGTGCTACACGCATAGGGGATTTAAGACCAAAAAGGTGACATTATGAATGACGATGACGACTACAACATGATTGATGAAATTATGCATTTGGTAACTATAATTTTTCTAGTGTTGATAACAATTACTTTTCTTGCTGGCGTAACTGGCTTTATTTGGGGGATGCTATGAACTCAGAGGAAGACGAATTTAGACGCATCGAAGCTGAGGCGCTGCGCTTGTGGGCGGCTCAAACTGACGATGATGACGACACGCAGATCTATTTAAAGCCTTGGATTGGGCTTACGGATGGGGAGATTGACAAAGCATGGCGCAGCGTTAATCACACAGTGCCATATGCCCAATACAGACTTGATGTTGCCCGAGCAATTGAAAAAACTTTAAAAGAAAAGAACACATGACTAAGCAAGAACTACTCAAACTACTAAAACTGCTCTCCGCGATAGAGAGTGCAATGTCAATCAACAGGGCGCAACTGCCCGACTATCTGTTTGAGCAGATTGACGCTGCGGTAGTAGTGCTGGAACGGGAGATACTGAATGACCAAAAATGAGATCATCCTTATGGCAGACGCCTCCGGTCTGTCGTATTACGGCATGAATAAAGACAGAGAAAAGTTTATCTATTACCTTGAAGCCTTTGCCGATCTTGTCGCCGCTGCCGAACGCAAGGAATGTGCAAAACTATGCGAAGAAGAAGAAGAAATCCAAGACCATACGCCGTGTGACTGTGCAAAAGCCATCAGAGCAAGAGGGACACCATGAAAGAAAAAACTAAAGAACTTGCAGACTCCGTGGGTGCTGTATACCCCGTGCTGTTTATGGGGCGGCATGACGGCGTAGTGTTTACAGAGACTGAACTGGAGACATTTGTTGAGTTGGTCGCTGCTGCTGAGCGAGAGGCTTGCGAAACGGCGGTGGAGGACATTGCGCGGAAGTACCAGCAGGCACATCACCCATCCGCAGAAAATGTTGCAGATGCTTGTGCTTACGCCATCCGACAAAGGGGACAAGCATGACTGACCTAAGACAAGCCGCGCAGCAGGCGCAGGAGGCGTTGCGCGAATTTGGCTATCACGGTAGTTCGCCAAGGTGGGAGCGTACCGCTAATGCCCTAAAAGCCGCCCTTGCACAGCCAAAGCAGGAGCCTGTGGCGTGTCGCTTTTGCCACTCTGAAAAAGGTTGTTGGGCGTGGCAGTGCTATAGCTGCGGCGAGATTGACGATGTGCAACAGCCTACCCCACCCGCAACACAGCAAGAGCCAACCCCGTGGCGTGACATGGTTGTCGTCACATTAGTCCGAGAAGGCATTGACAAGCACCGGGCGCGAGAGTTGGCTGATCACTTTGCAGCACAGCGCTTGTGGCAGGGTCTGACGGATGATGATTGGGACAAGGTTGGGGATATGCCCGACACTTTCGATCAGGGCGCAGCATGGGCAGCGGCAAGACTGAAGGAGCGCAACACATGACGATCACAGTGCTAAATAGACGCATCCGTGACGCCCTGGCTGCAGCACCTGATGGCATGACCGCCAGCGAGTTGTCGTTTGCTCTTGACGTTGGCGCATCACAAATCAGCCGCAGCTTGGCACTGATGCCTGACACTTATATTGACCGCTGGGAGAAATCGAGAAGCAAGTACACAGCCGTCCACTGCCTAGCCTCTATACCAGAAGACTGTCCTCACCCATGATGACACCAACTTTTAACACCTGGGACCGAGAGGCTCTGGATCAATTTGCTCTAGATTCCTACCTACAACTTCAACACCAACAAGAACAACTAGAGCAACTTAGAAGCGATCTTAAAGATGCAATTAAAGCATATCGAATGTTTATGAAAGAAACAATGCTCTCTCATCATTTCGACGTTTAACTAATCCTGGTAACACTTTACCACCACCTCTTGTAAACTTTAAGAACTCATCTGCCGCTTCTTGTATTTCGTTCCTAATAACTTTTTGACGGAGGGTTGATCGCTGTACTCCTCCCAAACCAAGATTAAAAGCAAAGCTGGTAAGAGCATCATTCTGACCGATGGTAAGCACCATAGGAAAAAGTCGGGTGATCCCAGTTTCAAATCGCTGGAGATCAAAAGCAAGGAGTCCATCTACTTCGTCTTTTGAAAAAATACGGTTGTCATTTGGTTCCAACGGGAAAGCATCCCTTTGATCCAATGGTAAACGACCTTGATTTGGGTAAAGAACATGGCCTACTCCTACAGTCCACAATTTTGCTGGGCAACGATACGGCTTATACCGCACGCCTTCATGGTGTTTGATCATCTCCTTACAACGATCAGAGACTTTCAATCTTTACCGCCCTTAAACGCTCTGCCACCAAAGTGAAAACTAATGATTGATGCAAAGATGATCTGAGTATCGGCGTCCCACAGTTTTGCAATCAACACATCAAATGGGATGCTGTGATACCAAGCATAAGAAAAGCCACCGATCTCAACAAAAGCAAACAGAAGAAAGAACCCATACGTTAGTATGGGGCGAACACCAGAGCGTAGATTAATCATCCACTGTGATGCACCCTGCCCTATAGCTATGTCGTGAGCATACAGTGCAGCCCGTTCTGATGCCTCTGCTTCAATGGCTTGACCTTCAACCTTGATTTCTTCGACCCTTTGCTGGGCCTCAAACCCTGCTCTACGTAGTTCAAGCTCACGTTCAATCTGAAGTTGAGCCATTGCCATCTCATGCTTCTTGTCAGCACGGTCTTGAAAGAAACCAAGCAGTTTGGGTAGACCCCCGGCGAGGAAGGAGATCAGGGTTGAGAGTAGGGTTAGCATTATTTCTTCTCTAGTTTGGTGTTGATTACAGCAATCTCTTGTCTGTTGTGCATGATGTCATCTCTGTTCTTTTGGATTTCTTTCTCCAAGTCCTGCCTCAGCTTTTCCCTTGCGAGTTCAGCGCCTGAGTTGCTGGCTTGTTTGTTATCGGATGTAACAACAAGACTGATCTTGCTGTTGAGGATAGTCACTTCATGGCTAAGATTTGACAAAGCAGACATTAAATACACAACGCAGCTAAACAGCAACGGCAAGATTGCAAACGTGATCTTCTCAATTAGTGCGCTTTTGTCGTCCATCATTATTTATCTCCAACAATCTGCCAAGTTAAGTACGCTACCAACCCAACACTACTCCAACAATAAATTATTATTAGAAGCAGCTTGCATGATGACCCAATTAGTACCATCAGATACTAAAGTAGCCCAGTTACCAACAACACCTAAAAGAATAGCAGTACCTGCTACGGTACTGTCTAAAGGAACTATGTTACTAGTAGCAGAGTTTACTAACTGCGCCTGCATATTTTTAACCGTAATATACCGACCTGTCCAACTTGAGGCCGTAGGTAAAGTTACCGTACAAGTCGAACCAGATTTATTGTTAATCAACCAAGTTTCAGTGGCTGCTACTGTAAAGTCGGCAGTCTTGGTGACTGGTGCACCGCTAGAAGCGTTGATTACTGACGCAGGAGTTACGTTTGTCCAATAACCCAATGAAGTACTGTACTGAATTAAGTCAGTATTGGCTAATGTCCCAAACTGCACGTTAGAATCTGTGCTGCCAAGTTTTGAGCCTCGAATGATTTCAACGTGAAAAGACCCAGACCCACCAGAACCAGCTTTAATTACGTACCCAACTTGTATCTTAATGTTAGGGGCAACAGGCTCAACTTTGGTTGGGTTGCCTGTTACTGGGTTGTACCAAATAGCGTCATCATCAGCCCAAACCTCGCCAAAAGCAGTGCCGTTGGTTGTAATCCCCCGCACCGTTCCAAAAACTGTAGCACGGCCAAAATCGTTATGGGCCAAAGATTCAGTAGCTACGCCAACAATTGCATTGGCATCTGTAATTCCTACAATCGTAGGAGCAAAAGTAATAACCCCACTAGCCCCTACAACACCTGTATGGTAAATAATTTGAAGTGGTGAATCTGTAATAGCAGCAGATGCTTTACCATAAACAAAAGTTTCCTCGCCAACTTGCTGAGTAATGTTGCCACCACCCATGCCTAAGTTCCATGACCCAGTAGTTGCGTTGTACCAAAATTTACCTGCGGCAAGAGTTACAGCAGTACCATCACTAAATTGTTGAGACAAGATGCCACTTGCGTTACCAGTGTCGTCAATAGTAGTAACAGAATTTTGAATTAATTTGCCTGTTGTACCATCAAATCTAGTTACAGCGTTATCAGTAGAACTTGCTGGGCCTACTACATCACCAGTGTAATCAGTACCCCAAGCAGGAATACCTGCTGTTACACGCAAAACTTGTCCTGAACTACCTATTGCTAATTTAGACCAAGTATTAACTCCTGACCCATACAGTACGTCACCAGTAGTTACAGATGATTGGCCTGTACCACCATATATTGCAGCTAAAGCATTGTCTAAAAATATAGTTGTAAAATTTCCTGTAGAAGCAATTGTTAAACCAATGGGTGTGCTATCAACAAAACTACCAGTAATAAAAGCACCACTAATATCATTGCCTACCAATGATATGCCACTAATATTTCCTCCAGTAATAGTTACGCTACCAGCATCTTGAGATGCCATAGTCCCATAAACTCTATCACTAAGTCTTTGAAACCAATCTCTCCAAACAAAACTTTCTTGAATTTTGTCTTGGGGAATAGGAGGAGCTAGTTTAGCCATAGTTACCTTTTATTTCTAGCAGAGATAGCACTAGCTTTAGATTTTGCATCAGTCTTAGAAGATGCACCCCAAGCTTGGAGAGACAAAAGCAAACGAGTAGGCTTACCATCTTTGTACTCTGGTCCTGGCATACCGCCCATACGAGCCAAGAAAGAAGCTCGACGAGGATTGTCACCTGCTTTTACTGGGGCTTTAAGAGTTCCACCTTTATAAGAGGCACGACCTTTAGCATTTAAACCACCTTTAGGGTTCTTGCCTTCTTTACGTGTCCAAGCTTCTGTTGTAGCCATTATCTATACCTCGCAGTTTT